TCCATCTCCACAGGTAGATTAAACTACCGTCACCCAGCGAGGGTGACCCATCGGCATTTCGACTTGAAGCTGCCGCGCTTCGTACTGGTCAGAAAGTCCAGACCATCTGTCCTACCTGTCAAGTAGGCTAATGGGTCTGACTGGACTTCCTCCGTCAGGCAGTAGTCTGCGGAGAAAGTAAATTCTGGCCGAGTTGCACCTGACTCCGAACAATCGGCATCACTAGTGTGAGCCATTGCTGAAATGTGAGGACTGTCGTCCTTCGCATCTGGCAATGACTCTTGTACACTGCGTATGCCGCTGTCGCGGAGCCATGTGTCAACACCTCGGGACCCGTCTCGAACTCGACGTTCACAAGGTCGACATTCGTCGGACAGATTTCCGGATTCTCTAGAAGATATTGAATATCTTCCATATGAATCGGTATTTGCACGATCGAAATGTCTGTACCTTGAAATGTCTTGGACAGACTGGCCCCATTTGTTGAGGCAGGCGAGTTCGTCTCCATCAATACTATCCTTTCTTTTGACTGGATCGTAGTGTAGCCTCTTTTGCATCCAACACTGAAGATCTTTATTCCAATAAAGATCCGTAGTGAAAAGATAGCTAAAGAAAGCTAAACCCGAACCGAGTTTTCTCGCTTTGGGTATGGTACGTCTCACCACTCGACTGACTAGATCCCGTATAGTTTGGGCAACTAGCCACTGACCTCTCATATAAAAGAGATCAGCGGTAGCCATCCAAGACATTACGGTTTCTGGTCCCCAGACTCGTGAATCGTCATGCGGTACCGTTCGGGCATATACCGGATTAACTGGTATTCCCTTATAGTAATCCGCACCGCAAGATTCTCGGAAGTAACCTTCCTTGAACGACTTGCTGACGTTAACCTTTAGAGCGTAGCTCTCCAGGTAATTCACGACTACGTCCGTATACTCTACAGGGATAATAATATCGTCCCCGTAGATGTCTATCATAGTACTATAGTACTTGATAGATGAAGTATTCGGACGTCTCCCATCGAGTTGGTGCATCGCGCACTGAATAAGGGTGTAAAACACCATTGCTTCTACGGGAAAGCATAAAGCTGATCCCATCGAAGCATACTTAAACAGGACGATGTTCCTCCCGTCTGGGAGAGTGGCATGCAACGAACGAGCATCCTCGAGGTACTCGAGGAGCCCTGAGGTCTTAAAGATCCTCTGAACTAAGTGCAAATGCACCCGGTCAGAGGCGTCTTTCAGGTCCAGCGTAGCTGTTCGTTTATCGATGCTGCCACTGCGGGCGAGTTGCTGATTAACGTCTTGCCGTGAAAAACGGACAGAACGTCTGGTCAGTGGATGAGTCTCCAATATCGTATATACATAATCCTTAACGGATTGCTGCATATACTGCATATGTGAAGGCTCTATCGCAATAACTCGCGGTGTGGTCTGCGTTTTAGGAACGAATACTATTCGCACTGATTCTTCATCAGATACGTCTAGATATTCTAATCCTTTAACGAGACACTCTTTCCCTGTACCTCCGGCTTGAGCCGCTAACCCGTAATTAGGGTAGCAGTGCAAATCGGATGGAAAGAGTAACTCAGAGCGCTGGTTCCACTTACGGATCCGTTGTCTCTCATTTGAGAGCAACTTATCTGCAGTGACCCCAGGCCCATGATGACAAACAAGATCAACGCAATCAATCTCAGGAAATACCTGAGACCAAATGATCGCAGAAATCTTATCAAGGATATCATCCTTCCTCTCCACTTGAGAGGTCATCATGCGGAGTTCACCCTCTACATTAATGAAATGCTGTGTGGCCTCTCTATTACGCGAGGGGCTACACCCAATCTTCAGCTTCTTAAAGAAGCGACAGATTTGCCTGATATATAATACAGTATCAGGGCAGGGTTCATTAAGTAGACCGCCATCACGCGCAAACACACGTTTGAAGAAACCTCCGAGAAATCGGGGGAGCCTTCCATGTCTACTGAATTCAGTTGGACATGAGAAACGCCCATTCTCTAAGCCTCTTTCGAGAGCATCAGAGAGTTTGGGGAGGGTAATCGTCAAAAACGATAACCCTTCGTGTTTGCAACGACATCGAACACGTTCGATGTCGCGTTCTACGGACAAGTCTAGGTCCAATGCTGCTTGACGCAGCACGGCCTCGACGAGCATGGTCGGTCTTTTCACTGTAACCTCCTATAAAGTGAGGAAACAGGACCGTCTAGGCTTACTCCACTATCGGAAGCTAACTCTGAGGTTCATCACTACGTTTAACGTGATCATGAACTTCGAGGATGAATTCATTCGCTGCTTCGAGAAGCAAAGAGATAAAAATCTTTGCGAACTGATGTAGCATCAGAACTCACCTCCGAGTACCTTGTTGTAGTTGGTTGAAGTCAACCACGCCTTCAAGGCATCGATGAGATAGCCGATCTCAGTGTCCGAAAATACACCATTGCGTGGCTCGTCTACGACGAGATACACACTGGCGCCTGCCTGCGCATTAACTGCGCTGATAGGATCAGCAGCAATCTTGCTCTGAGACAGTCGGACTTCTCGACGAAAACGAGAAGCAGTAGTATTCTGCTTCGTAGTCATCGAGGTGTTACCATCAGCCGATGTATAAACGTTCTGCGTAGGACCAATAGAGGTCCGCGGCAGCGACGTCGCTACAGAGTTGATAGTAACGGATTGAGGATCTGCAAGCACTAGAAGCTCCTTACTTTATTACGCTTACAAGCCTATTACCTATAGGCACGGTAGCTATCAAAGTCGGGAAAGCCCTAGGGCCCCCAAGATCGATAGTTGGACTCCGGATAATGCTTTTCCGGGGTCCCCATAACCGAAAGGATTGCCGTGCTCGCGGGATTTAGTTCCCGCTTGCTGTGCAACGGAACACGTGGCCCATTTGACTCCTCCACCTTCTGCGCAGTATCCCTGACGTGTGGTGAAAACCACCTCCGTATAGGAATCTCGCATAACGTAGAAGTAGTCTGCTGCTAGTCTGTCTACAAGAGTAGTTGAGAGATTGCTAATTGCATCTCCAACACTCGAGTACCAGTCTATCAGCCATGTCCACGGAAGCGCGTTCCAAACGACTTTGGGCGATGGCCGAAATCCATAGATTGCGGCTAACATCGCTCTAGTCCAATTGACATCGCGCGGCCCAGTTGGCAACCAATATCTAAAGCGGGCAGATGCCCAAACTTTATCATTGGAGGTCACTTTACGAGTATAGGTAGCACCGTCGTTTACGTAAAAATACGAAACGAAGGACGGGACGTTCATAAAACTTCCCGGACCACTTTCAGTGGATACCTCTTCCTTGTTATCAAACAGCGTAATACGCCGTTTGACGGGCTTTCCTTCATCACGGATGAGCTGCTTGAGTGCATCTTGAGCTTTGCGCTGATTAGTGCAAAAATCTCTGATGTCTCTAAGTAACGGTTCCCACCCGAACTTAAGCGCTAGGTAATAATCTCCTATCGAATTAAGTCCGTTTTGTAGGAATCGTTGTCTGAGCATGCCTGGAACTTCACGCATTTCATAAATAGCGTTTAGTCCTTGCATAATCGGACGATCAGGCTTCATCTTAGCGTAGGCTGTAGCACCAAAATCTGCTCCCGTTGTTACCAACGGTTGCCCGATAAAGGTGTCATAGGTCATTACCTTACCAGTATATTTAAATTCCTGGAAGGAACTACCACCATAGATTGTTCCCACGTCATCGGGCGAAAACTGCACGTTGTGATAACGTAGCAAGAAATTGCCTCCGACGTCGGGAGCATTGAAGTTAGGATAGCCGTAATGGCCTTCCCAACCTGATAAAAGTTGCCGTTCACTATAGTCAACGGCACCATATTCAGGGTCGTGACGATTCGTCGGGTCATTGCTTTTCCAGCGATAACCTAACAATTGATCACGCCTTCTAATGCGCCAATCTGGGTCAGTCACGCTCGTGATTACCTTTCTGTTATGCCTGGGTATGTACCCAGGGGAGTGTTCCGTAGAACGTGGGG